TTTTTGTGTAAGTTTTGTATGTAAGTATCTGATTTATAATTGGTTGGCTAACTTCACATACCTCAGCTAAATATTCTTGTGTGTATTCTCCTGTCTTGTATAACTCTCTAATCTTCTCTGCTTGTTCGTAAGTAAACTTTCTTTTGGAATATCCTCCACCTCTTCTGTCTTTTCTGTCCTTTCTTTTTATTTTAGGCATTGTAATCAGTATTATGTATTTGTTTACTTATCTTCTTTGTTTTTCTTTATCTCAAGTTCGTGTAGCTTCTGTTTATAACAAACACTACACAATCCTATTATATCTGTATTAAGTGGGTCGTAGTCATCATTAGGTTTTTTGTTTAATGGTACTCCCATATAATTTTTTGTTGAATCTAATTCAAACTCTTTCTTACAACTATCACATATTATTTCCATCATAGTTTTACAATTATATATAAAAAAAGGGAATACTAGCCCCCCTAGTACCCCCCTCCCTGTGGTTATTTAATATCATACTCCCCCTCTAAATACCAATCTATAACATCTAAACAATCTTCTAATCCCTTACATACCTGAGCGTAGTAACCTACACTATTAAGGTAATTAACCCATTCTTTCTGTTCTTTGGTTGCGTATGATTTTTTATCTTTCTTGATTTCTAAAAAAAGACCATAATATTTTGATGTAGGATAACAGACCTGTAAATCTGGAAATCCTTTCATATACCCGCTAGCCTTTGCTTTTACAGCTTGGGTATAACTTGTTCTTATTCCTCCTAAACTTGCGCAGTATTTAGCTTTTGGATATTTTAGCTTTAGATACATCACTACCTTTTTTTGTAGCTCGTACTCGCTTTCCTTTTTTGACAACCCGCTTTGTGCTGCTTCTTTTAGGTCTTTCTTCTTTCTTTTCATCTTTTTTCATCATACAAGTCTGCACAAGTTCTAACAAATTCTTGTCTGTATCGTGCATTATTTGTATCTTTTTGTTTATCTGGTAGTATCTTATATCAGCGCCTATCTGCCATAATATAATGATTGCTAATAAAATGTAAATGTAAGTCATATCTATTTGTTTATTTTTTCTAATTCAAATTCTAAATGTGCTATTGCTTTTTTAATACAATCTACAGGTGTGTCGTGTTTACGATACGCTCTTAAGATGTATGTTGTAGCTGTAGCTAAGTGGTATGGTAAATCAAAGTTATCACAAACTTTTCTTGCTTCATAACCTTCTTTACCTTTATAATATTCTGGTACTCTATTGTCGTTGTCTAACCCACCTGTTCTGGTCTTACCATTGTATGGGTCTGTATTACTTTGCTTGGCGTTGTCCAAGTTCCTATCGTACTCGTAGTAATATTTACTGTGTTTTTCTTTCATCTAACTTATCTATTTTTTCAATTATTTTATTTTTTTTATTAGAACTTTTAACAGAATCGTATATTCCTAATACAAAAATTACAAATATTATAGACGCTAATATAATTTCCATTATACAAATATATAAAATTATTTAAAAACAGGCAGGGAGATGTAATTACCCCAAAGTATAACCGCAGTGTTATTATTAAAATATTACTAACCCCGCCTATTGTTTTCTTTTTTTCCTTGTTCGTAACCCCAAAAAAATCCTATGATTACGAATCCAAAGATACAAAATAAATTAAATAACTCGTCTAATATATACATAGTTATAAACTTTGTATTGTTAATTAATAATTCATAATTAATAATTCTGTCCCTTTGTTCTGTTTCTTTCCTTTCTGTGCTCCAGCAGCTTTACTAAACTCTTTCATCTGCCAGTTGTATTTGTCTTTTGGTAACCACTCTGATAGTTGTTCAAAGTCATAGTAAGATAAAGCAAACTGACCCTTAATTGTTTTTAGTTGAGAACACAATCTGCTGTGGTCATAACTATCAAAGTCGTGATTAGAATAGTAATCCTCTGTTTTCCAATATGGTGGGTCTACATAAAAGAATGTCTTAGGACTATCGTATTTGTTTATCAAATCAGTATAATCTAAGTTTTCTACATTAGTAATGTTCTTTAACTTTTTTACAATACTTGGTTTCTTTAATCTGTTACACATAGCGTCATACTTACTACTGTAATTACCTTTTAAATCTATAAACTTTGATTCCATAATCTTACTACCACTAAATACTTGTGTTGCACAATAAGCATACTTAGCAGCTGTTGTATAAGTTCCTAGTGGAAAGTGTATGTCTTCCGTTACCATTTGTTTTAATCTTTTTTGAAACTGACCAAAAAGTAAAGGGTCTTGTGATTTATACTTTTTTAAATGTATAAGAAACTCATCAGGATTTGTAAAACACTCAAACAGATTTGCCATAAACTTGTTTTTATCGTTGTAAACAACTTTACTTAAGTTTGGTCTAGTATGTATATCTCCTTTGACATATACCCAGAAAGCTCCTCCAAACACTTCTACATAAGTTTCTATGTCTTGTGGTATGTATTCACATATCCATTTTGCCATTCGGCTTTTACCTCCAATGTAACTAATCATTTTTTTTAATGTTTTGGTTAATACTATTTTCTATTTGTGTAGATACATAAACACCTATCACAATTCCTAATACAAATGTTATTATTTCCATAATTATACATTTTTTAATTTTTGACCTACTGTTTTTATTACATCAATTATCAACCTATCTACATCACCATCACTCCAATTATTATCAATTATACCATCTTCAATAGCAATGTTTTCAATTTTTTCTTTTAATTCATCATAGTAATCATTCACTATAAACTCTGAAATGTATTCTAAATGATTAGATAAATTTATTCTGTTTTCGTCTACATAATTTTTCATATTATAATTTTTTAAGTTTATCATATTCTTGCACTACTTCTGTCCATACCTCATACTCTGTAAATACTTTTGATACTCTAATATAAAATATATCTAAATATCTTTTGTATACCGCTGAGTTTTTACCATCACACAAAATAGTATATCTATTTTCTGTAGGTATTGTTGCTAAGTTGATTTTTATTGGTGTCATTTTATTTGTTTTATTTGATTACCTATTTTACTTAAACCTGTTCCTGTACGACTTCTGTATCTCAATCTTTTATCTTGTCTTTGTGGTTCCTTGTCTGACTGATTCCATATAAGTTGTCTGTGTGATTTAATCCACTTGTAATATGTCTGTACATTCAATACAAAGACTTCTGTTGTCCTAACTCCTTGTCTAAAGGCTTGTTGTATATCTTCAAAGTATAACTTGCTAAAATCCTCTTTTAAATCATAAGCTAAACTTTTAGCTAATACAACTATATGTTTCTCATCTTTTACCTGTCCTAACTCTACAAGTGTTTTACTAACTAAATCTACACAATGTAATTCTAAATCTTTTATGTCTATATCTTTTATCATATTATCTGGTCTTTTCTAATTACAATTTTGTTTTTTATCTTTTGGTTATAATCTTCTAATACTAACATATTTTTTTCTCCAACACTTATTTTTATGTCATCACCAACTATTAACCTCAGTTCACTTTTTTCAAAGTATCTATTGTTTTCTGGTTTTACATAATAACGAGAACCATCTTCATATATAACATAAGCATTTAAACTTTTATCAGTAAGCTGATTAAGTTCTCTTTGTGTCATCTTACTTCTGTGTTTCATTAACTGTTCTTTAGTATTTCTCTAGCTTTTTTCCAAGAATCTATTTGTGTGTCTACCTTACTGTTTGTTTTAGTTTTGATTGTATTTTTTTCCCAAGTTCTTACACAAGCCTTCCAATCTTTCATTGGGTTCTTACCTACCTTCCAACCATTACTTTCATAGAAATCAATAAATGATTCTGGATTTACACTGTTGTTTCTTTCAACACAATACTCATTAACTTCTTGTGCTGTGGGTTTCTTAAACCTTTTGAACTTCACGGGTTTACTTATCTCTCCCTCAAAACCAGCTACATCAACAGGACTTATACCTTCTATATTGTAAACATCATATTTGTCTAATAACTTAATTACTGATTTGTGAGCGTTTACATTTTCGTTAAGTTGTCCATATTGGAAATCTATAAACTTAGGAATAAACCATTTATTACCACCATCAAATATTTTTATCTGCTCTCCTAATACTTGTGCAGCTTCTTTTTCGTTTATCTTACTTCCTATTCTAATTGAAGCTACCTCAAAGTCAGTGTCCCATATTCCAGCGTGGTTACAATCATCTAATATATATAACCATAACAACTTGTATTTTGCTGGTAAGTTTTTAATAAAACCTTTTTTCCATTTATCTGTATCTGTAAATCTTTTTGCCATCTTAATAATTTTTTACTATTGTGTCGTTAATTTTTTCTAATGTAGGGTTGTCGTCATATTCTTCATAATGAGAACTATCAAAGTAAACTTCTGAATTACAACTATGACAATGTCTATAATCTTTTAAATCAAAAGATGATTTACCTACAACATCTCCGCAGTAATAACATATCTCTTTACCATCTTCGTATATTACCTCATTACCATATTCATCTTCCCAACTTTCATAATTGTAAAGGTAATCTCTCCAATTATAAGTTTTTGTAAAGTCGTAAGTTTTTTTGTTGTATTCTGTATTTTTGTATTTGTTACAACCCAACAGTTTCACAAGATTGTATATAAGGTTAAGACAATTTTCTGCATCAATATAATCTACAACCTCTGTGTCTGTATGTGGATTGTAATAACCACTACTCATATTAGCACAACAAACATCTAGTCCATTACACACCAACTGTTCTACATCTGTCATAGCTCCTGATGTTTCTGAGTACCCGTGTGAAAACAAAACATTAGTAATCTTTTTTGAGAATGATTTGTCAAACAATGTCTTACCACCGATACTGTTTACAAAATCTTTGTTACCTCTTCTGTCTGATTGAAATACATAACCTACATCTTTGAACCAAGACATATCTGCTTGACTACTACCTACACACCCTATCTCTTCTGAGTGAAAGAATGCACACTTTACTATGTCTAGTTCTAGTAGCATTTGTAAACATATCCAGACACCGACCTTGTCATCACCACCTACACCTACTTGTTGCATCTTGTCGTTACTGAATGCAAATAGTATGTCGTCATTGTTGAATACTTGGAAATCTTTGTGTATGTCGTGTACTGTATCTGTGTGTGATACGATACAAGGGTAATGTTCTGCAACACCTTTGGTTACATATATGTTGTTGTCTTTGATTGATAAGGTAGCTTGTGGTACATTTGTTTTTACAAATTCTTGAATATAATTAATCATCATTGTTTCTTGTCCTGATGATGTTTGTACTGATAATACATCAATAAGTAATTGTTTTTCTGTCATATAATAGTTTTTTTAAGGGTTAGTAAAGGGTTAAGGAACTGTTGATTTGTTATACAAAGATACGAAAAATATTTGTATCTGCCAAATTATTTGACTATAAATGTATAACTCTGTTTCTTTATTGGTATAAACCCTACAATTTTACTAATTGTTTTGTCTGTACCAAACTCTGTTGTCTTAGGCATTTTCATTCTTTGCCATCTAAAGTCGTGTCCTAAACTATGTAGTTGTGTTATATCAAAAACAACACCTCCTACTTCTGGCATTTGTACAACATAAAAGAAACTTTTTTTAGTTAATTCTACACAATATAAAAAGTTATAAGAAAATTTATCAAACTCTATTACAACATCATCGTAGTATTCATCTCTACATTTTAACTCATATATATTTCCCTTATTGTCGTAAGCATCAAACCTACTATATATATCCTTAGATTCTTTTAAAATGTTTTTAAAACTATTACAATTTTGTAAAGATGTCATCAATTTTCTTTCTTTGTCTTTCATACTTTTATTTATATTTAAAAATTGTAGTTCTAACTTTTTTAAAAGCGTTTGAATGTGTGGAGATAAATCCCCACGACATTCTTCTATAACGCCACCTCTCACTAACTAAAACGGTATATCACTTGAATCTTGTTGTACACTTTTTGTTTCTTGTGGTTTAGCTTGATACTTGTTTTCAAAAGCATAATGTGTAGCTCCTTTTTCTGAAGGAGTTTTTCTTTCAGCTATTGTTATTTGTACCCAACCATTCTTTTCAATCTTTGTCAAATCTTCTAATTTAAGATTTGCATTGATTAATGTTCCATACTGTGTTGTGTGTGCTTTAATACTACTAGCAATGTAATTTTTCTCGTTCATTTTCTAATTGTTTTATTGTTAATATTCTATCTAATTCTTGGTTGATTACAACCATTTTTTGTTTTAATTCTATTACTTGTTCTTCTAAAGAATCTTTTACTAAGTCTAATTGAAAACATATATCCTTGTATGGTATTGTTGTAATTTTTGGATATATACTTGAATATTCATCAAACTTTTTACAAGCAGCAATTATTGTTGCGTGATTGTGTAAAGTAATATTTGCTATCCTATGAAAGGTGTACTCAAAATAATTTCTCATAACATACCAAAACAATCTTCTTGCGTCGTTTATATCTCTTGTTCTTACCTTACTATGTATTTGATTTTTATTTATTTTAAACTCTCTTTGTATATATTCATATACTAATTCTATTTTCTTTTTATCTTTTTCTATACTATCTATTTGCATATTATCTATTTTGTGTTGGTAAAACTTGTATCATATCGTAATCCTCTTCTCCCTTAACATATATGTTATGTCTATCTGGTATGTCTACCTCAATAACATCTACTATGTCTTTTACTTCTAAGTTAAGGAATGTCGCTAATCTAGCCATATGATAATATTTTAAATGAAACGGATTGTATAAATATTTATCTATTGTAGTTCCTTTAACATTTATTATTCTACCAAATCTTCTTTTAGATATACCTCTAATACGAAGAATAGCCTCTAACTCATTCTTGGCTTTTCTTATGTTGTCATAGTTGTTTTTCATAATTATAGTTTATTTTCATTAAACATTTGTTCCCATTGTTTTCTAACATCAGTTTCTATACAATCTTTTCTTAGTTCAATTATCAATTCTTCTGCTTCTAATTCTGACATATCTTCTAAGTTTCTGTATATCAACTCTTTCTGTGTTTCTGATATAGGACTAATTCTTAGTAAGCTCTCTATCATACTCATTTGCATAACTGTGCATAATAGAGGCTCACCATTGGTTAGTTCATCAAACCAATCTTCATTCATTAGTCTACAATCTCGTCTTGTCCAAACACTCCTTGCTCATAGAATCCTGCAATCTTTAGAACAACTCTTGACATAGCTCTTTTCTCTGCCATAGCTACAGGAAACTTTTTACCACCTCCCATAAGGTTATTATCAGCAGCTTCTCCAAAAGACATCATATTTCTAACTGTACCATCTTTAGCTTTGATTGTTGCTACAGCTTTTAGAACTACATATCCTTTTTCTATATCCATAGTTACTACTTCGTAAGCTACAGTTATGTTTTGTTTAGATACAATCTTGTCTATACCTGTTCTGGTGATAATAACAAATCCTCTCTTGTCTTTGTATATATCTTCTTCTGTTAGACCATTGTCTGTGTAAAGCCTTCTAAGAGCTTCTTTTCTGGTTTCTACTTTGTAAGCTTCTCCGTTTAGTTTTTGTGTCATAGTTTTTTTTGTCATTTTATTATTATTTATTTGGTTAATATATTTGATTTAATACTGCTTCGTAAACAAAGTCAGGGTTTATGTGTTCTAATTCTATATCTGTCATCTCTCTTGCAAACTCTTTTGGTGTGTGTGGATTATGATATGTAGCTTCTGTAATGTAACTATCACACCAATCATTTACATCTCCAACCACCTCACAATTTACATCTGATATATAATTATGATTTATGTTAATATGTAAAAATGTTTTGTCAATATACTTTATTGTTTGTGTATATACTTCGTAATCCTCTTCCTCCCAATCTTCTAAGTCTACTGCAAGTTTGATATAATCAACATCTATACCAAACTCTATCTCTATACCATCTCCAAATATATCATCTCCTCCATCGCAGAAATACTTATATATAAATGCGCATTTGTCGTCGCTGAGATAACAATGAAAATCATTGGTGTCTATAACATAATTAATAACATCTTTGTAATTTGTGCAATTAGTTGCGTGATTTGTTGTGTTCATAATAGTTAGTTTTTTTAAGGTTAATACTATTTATTGTTTGAAATCTTATACAAAGATACGAAGAATTTTTTAAACTGCCAAATTATTTTATATATAATTTAGTATTTATCCTTATCTTTATCTTTATCTTTATATATATAAGAGTTCTATAAACTCTTAATGAAGGGTTGTTTAAGTGTTAAAAATAATGTGTTATTCTTGCTACTTGACCATTTTCTTTCTCGTGTAAAAAACCTTCTACAGCTTTCGGAACTCCTGTATATCCTTTTCTACTATGCCAACTATCAGTACCACTAGGACTTCTTAAATACTCTACAGTACAACCTATATAGTCCTTAGCATCTAACCACTTGTGTTTTACCTTGTGATGTAAGTGATGTAAATACCAATATCTAAATTTAGTTTCTGCCCATAGTTCTGGTTGTTCTTGAGCCATAAGTAATGGTAATTTATCCATTTTAGCTCCATCTCCGTGTTCTAAACCAATTAAACTATTACCATAATTATAATACTTTCTACTTGAAACAGAAGCGTCTACAGTAACATCTTTACAGTTTCTAAACCAACTTTTTAAAGAGTGTGCTAAATGAAAACCACTTTGATAATCGTGATTAGACATAGAGTGTACACAATCAACAGGAGCTACTTCTCTCAACATCTCTACACACTTTACATATAAAGCTAAAGCAATTTCATAGTGTTCCCACCATTTACCATCTACATCTTGATTTGTTCCCTTTGTTGTAGTATTATATACATTATCTATATGTAATATATCATTTCCTAAACAAAATAAAATCTTATCTATATTAAATGATTTTGTTTTCCATAATATACCATTGATACCTTCTATAACTCTTTCTACAGCTGTGTCTATGTCATAACCATCTCCTGTTTCGTAATCGTTAGAGTATTTACCTATGTGTATGTCAGCTGGGTTTATAACTAACAAATGACTGTTGATATCTTTTTTAACTTTTTTTCTTTTTGGGTAATATGGAGCGTGTTCTGATATAAAATTGTTGATTTGTTTAAAAACACTATTGTGGTCAAAACCATCTTCTTTTGTTACTATACTAAACCTATATTCTCCACTTGATGATTGCCAGTGTTTTACGCTTACAATATCTTTCTTTTTTATACCTCTTTCTTCTAGGTGAGTATCTAAAGCTGTGTTTCCGTTTACATTAGTTAAAGTTCCTGACCTACTCTCGTAAATCATTTCCTCTTCTTCTGGTGTTAGTCTAATTCTTTTTCCGTATTCTTTCATAGTTTTTCTTTAAATATAATAAAAAAATAAAAGGGAGCCGAACACTGACCCCCTTTTACACCTTAAAAAACTACTAATCAACATTAGAAAAGCCCCCTTTAGAGCCAGTGTAGTTACCGCAAAGATAACTATTTTTTACAACAATTCGCATTACATACAGGATTTTTTTCAAATGTTGAAAATATAAGTGGTAATACACCTATTCCTGCAAGTATTAAATTCTCTGTTGTTATACCATTTGCTGTAATATCAGCTGAAGCAGCTAATACTATAACTCCTGATACTGTTCTTTTACTAGACCATTTACCTTTATTGTCTTTAAACAATTCTAAAACCGCTTTTACAAGTTCAGTAATTGGTTTAACCGCATTGTCCGCTATAGCAGAACCAACCCAGCTTTTTATAGGATTCTTAAACTTCATATTACTTCTTACTTATATCAGCAATACCTTGACCTAAAATTAAAGTAAGTATAGCGTAATATACTTTCTCTACCTCAGCCTCACTTAAACCTAATTTAGCTGCGATAAATGGTACAAATATTGCTCCAACTGTGTACCAAAACTTTTTTGAGTTAAAAACCTTTTTTAAAATTTCCATTTTTTATTTATTTAAATTAATA